GCAGGTGGAGAAACTTATTTGCGATTAGAGCAATAAAAATTAATAAACATAATATTTATAATAAAAAATGAAGTCATCAGAATTAAAAAAACTAATTAAAGAATCAGTAAAAGAAGCAATTCAGGAAGAATTGAAGGATATTTTACTAGAAGCTGTTAAGACTCCTAAGGTTACAACTATAACTTCAGCACCACAACCTGTTGTAGAAACATCATTACCTCAACAACCAGTAATGAGTGCTGAAGAAAAAAGAGAAGCTTATAAAAATATATTAGGTGATACAGCAGCAGCTTTTACTACTAATAATGTTCCTCAGGGGTTTAAACCTCAAGCAGGTTATGATTCAAGTAATGGAACATTACCATCAGGAGAAGTAGATATAACACAAATAGCAGGGTTAATGAAAAAATAATAATGGCAAGGATAATTAACAGTAAATACCCAATTGATTCAATCGCTAGAAAAGCGGTAGGGGTTTCTCTTCCTTTTAATGGTCCTGCTGTTTTTAATCCTACATTTACAACTAGAGAACAAACAAAATCTAATTTAATTAATTATTTACTAACTAATTTAGGTGAAAGAGTATTTAATCCAAATTTTGGAGCTAATTTAAGAGCTTTAGTTTTTGAAAATATATTAGATAGAACTACAGATGAACTTAAAGAAAGAATACAAAACGATATTACATTATTTTTCCCTCAAGTTACCATTGCTGAAATACAATTTAATAACCAACCAGATGACAATACAATAAACTTTACTTTAACATATACTATTGAAAATTTTGGTATAACTGATGAAATAAACATATTACTACAATAATGGCCGATTTAAAAAGAGACATAAGATATATTGATAGGGATTTTAACCAATTTAGAAATGCTTTAATTAACTATTCTAAAACTTACTTTCCTAACACCTTTAATGATTTTACAGACACATCTACAGGTATGCTATTTATGGAAATGGCTTCTTATGTGGGTGATGTATTATCATTTTATTTAGATAATCAAATACAAGAAACATTTATTCAAAAAGCTAGACAGCAAGAAAATTTATACCAAATGGCTTACTTATTAGGTTATGAACCTAAAGTAACAACAGCTGCTAGTGTAGATATTGATTTTTACCAACAAGTACCTGCAATTAATATAGGTGGAGAGTTTTTCCCGGATTATGATTATGCTATGATAATTCCAGAAAACACATCTATTACATCTAATATAAATTCTTCACAACAATTTTTAATTGAAGATGTTATAGATTTTTCAGCATCAGGATCTTTAGATCCGACTACAGTATCAGTGTATCAAATATCAGGAACGGATCCAACATATTATTTATTGAAAAAGACTAGAAAAGCTATATCAGCTACTATTCAAACTCAAACTTTTACATTTACAGCAGCTGAAAGATTTGATACTAGAACAATTCAAGCAACTAATATTATAGGCGTATTAGACTGCGTAGATTCTGATAATAATACTTGGTATGAAGTACCTAATATGGCGCAAGAAAACGTATTTAATTCCATTAGAAACACAAATGCTAGTGACCCAACATACAATTTAGAAGAAGACGCTCCGTATTTATTACAATTAAAACAAGTTCAAAGAAGATTTGTAACTAGGTTTTTAGACTCAGGTTCACTACAAATCCAATTTGGGGCGGGTTCAACCAAATCTAATGATGAAAATATTATTCCAAACCCAGATAATGTAGGTTTAGGTTTATCATTTGAAAGAGACCAACTTACAACTGCTTTTTCACCTTTAAATTTTATTTTTACAAATACTTATGGAATTGCTCCCTACAATACAACCTTAACATTTAGATATTTAACTGGTGGGGGTGTAAGTTCAAATGTTGATGCTGGTACTTTAACAGTTTTAGATGATACTAATTTTAGATTTGTAAATCCAAATTTAGCAAACACAGCTTTAGCAAATCAGATATTTGCTTCTGTATCATCAAATAATGCTTTAGCAGCTGATGGTGGCCAAGATGGAGATACAGTAGAAGAATTAAGATTAAATGCAGTAGGTAATTTCCAAAACCAATTTAGAGCAGTAACTAAAGAAGATTATTTAATTAGAGCATTATCTATGCCTTCAAATTTAGGTACCATAGCAAAAGCATATGCTATACCCGCAAAAATAGGAGAATACCAACCAGGTGAATTACCTACAATTTTAGATTTATATGTTTTAACATATGATGCTGATAGTCATTTAAGAACAGCATCATCTTTAATTAAAAGAAATTTAGCAACTTATTTAGCAGAATATAGAATGATTAATGATTCTATTAAGTTAAAAGATGCTTTTATTATAAACATAGAAGTAGTATTTGATATAATAGTATTACCAAACTTTAATAATAATGAAACTATTACTAAATGTATAACCTCATTAAGTAATTATTTTAAATTAGATGACTGGCAAATAAATCAACCAATATTATTTTCAGATTTATATGTTTTATTAGATAAAGTAGAAGGAGTACAAACAGTAAAGAATGTACAGATTAATTGTTTATCAGGAGAAGCATTAGGGTATAGTTCTTATGCTTATGATATAGCAGGAGCAACTATTAATGATGTAGTTTATCCATCTATAGATCCTATGATTTTTGAAGTTAAATACCCTAATACAGATATTAAAGGTAGAGTAGTACCACTATAAAATTAAAATTATGGCAAAAGGAAATAATGAAATACCAAATATTAAACCTAATACTGAATTAGATGTTAAAAGATCTAAGGAAGGATTAAGAGGAAGTTTTAATAGAACAAATCTAGATTTAGAAAATAAACAACCATTAGGAGGTCCTATTAATACTAATCCAATTACTGTAAATGGAGTCGAATATGCTGGATTTACAGCTAAATATTCTCCAACTGAACCTTATATACAAGATGGAAATCAAAAATCAGCATTAGTAACAGTTGAACCTGGTGGAGATGTTTCAGATTTAGGAACATTAAAAGTAACAGCATTAGATATTGCATCAGATGAAGCAGGGACAAAACAAGGAGGAACAGGAGGACCAAATAGAACAAATGCTACAAACCAATATAATACAGTTGGAAGTGATGGTTCATATCAATTAACACAATACCCATCAACTAGAAATAATTTTACAACAACCCCTAGTAATGGTACACCTTTAAAAAATCTAGAAGGTAAAGATGTTGAAAAACAAACACTTCAGGCTTATTCTCCTACTAATACTTATATGGATTATATAGTAGAACAAAATTCCAAATTAGACAAATTATAAGATATGGCCGTATATAAAATATTCCCAGAAAAAGATGCTACATTATACACAGAATTTCCTAATCAAAATACTGGTAGGGATGAAATATTAGAAGCATCTACATATTTACAAAATTCTCAACCTCAAGTTAGTAGATATCTTGTAAAATTTGCAACTAGTGAAATTACAAATGTAATATCATCAAAAATAGGAACTGGAAAGTCTGAATGGGCAGCATATTTTAGAAATTTTCATGCTGTTGTAACAGGTTTAAATTTAGATCAAAAATTAGAATTTTACCCAATAGCTGGAAATTGGGGAATGGGAACAGGAAGATATAATGATATTCCAAAAGTTGAAAATGGTACAAGTTGGAATTGGTTAGATTACTCAGGGTCAACTTTATGGCCTACTGCAGGTTTTCCAACATATGTAACAGCTTCATGGTCTGGTAGTGTAACAGGAGGAGGGAATTGGTATACAGGATCAAATATAACAACATTAGACCCAGTAACACAATCACAAACTTTTACATATTCTGATACTAAAGATATAATAGTAGATGTTAAAAATACAGTTGAAACTTGGTATAGTTATTCTTTAGATAACACTGATGGATTTGCTAATCAAGGATTTTTAGTTAAAAATACGGGATCTGTAGAATTTATTAATACTAAAAATGCCACTACAACATTTAAATATTTTTCAATTGATACTAATACAATATACCCACCTCAATTAGAATTTAGATGGAATGATTATACATTTGATACTGGTTCATCTACAAATACAGTACTACCTCAAGTAGAAAGTTTTATTTCTGTATATAATAATCAAGGAACTTATTATTCTCAAAGTATACCAAGATTAAGGTTTGCAGCAATGCCAAAATACCCTGATAGAGTATTTTTAACTGCCTCATTATATAATACAAATTATTATCTACCAGAATCCCAGTCAT